GATGAACCACTCTAGGGAATAAAAGAACGTTGGTTAGTCACGTTATAGATTCTTTAACAAAATGGAATTCGTCAGCATCTTTTTAGCTTCAATAAAATATTACTCACACCAATATTTAGTCCTTGCTGCAATAGAGCAAGAAACTTCTATCGCTTGCTCTAGTCGCCCTTGAATATGACGATTTAATCTTTGAATGCCCTATCCTGTCGATAGAGGTAAAAAACTGCTTTAATCTGCTAGGGACTAAGGTTAAGGCAGTTTCTTTTTTGTATTCTTACACAGGCCAAGGTCAATAAGCTATGTACCTATTCACCTCCTATATTGTGTTCTGTTACGTGTAACCCTGTTCATTCCGTTTTAATGATGATAAATCAAATGACCTTGGCTGCTGTAAGAATATAAATATTTAAGTGAAGGATAGGAGTAAATAGTAAATTATCTATGTAATAAATAAGGTTTTAATATTTACTTTAATTGATGACAAATAGACGCTTTTTCTATTATGTAAGTAAATGATAAAACTTTTTTTTATAAAATCTTTTATCATTTACTTATTGTTACTTATCTCTTTTTATTATTAAGGGCCTATATGTGGACAAAAGGTAGGGCAATCTTTAAAGCTAGTTGTAGGTTCGCCTTCTAACACTAAACCCGAAGAGGAAAGATCTCGACAGGGTCTATCTGTATACTGGCATTCTTGATGGACAGTTTTAATTCCATCACGCTTTCTATACTTACAACATTTCAGGTTGAATTCATCGTAGCCGCTAGGAGCATAAGGGGAGGATGTGTAAGGTAAACTCAAATGCTGTTGGTATGGATAGGGCGTAAATGTCGGATAGCAAGGATTCACATAAAAACAACAGTGGGGATGATGGTAATAGTAATACATTAATAAACACCTACTTTTAAAAAAATAAATTTCATCATCATATTTATTCAAGTGCTTTTGTTATGTGTTTGACTCAAATAGTAAATTAAAAAGATCCTTCTAAAGGTATATGTTTTCTCTTGTCGAATTGTTAGGCAGGGGGTGATAAACATGGAACAACCAGGAAGAAGCTATACTGATCCGCGCGGTGGTTATCCATCTGATCCAGGAAGAGGCTATGATATTCCAAGAGGCGGTAAAGTATTAGAAGATATGCCAAGAGGTGGAGACATTCTACACCAACCAGGAAGAGGCCGTAGACCAGGAGTATTTTAATAAAATGTAAGGAGGACGCTGATTAGTCAGTGTCCTTTTTTATTTGGAGGGATAATTAATGGAGTTACCAAAGAAGCATAAACTTGCTACTGGTTGTTACTATACAATTCAATCCGTTAGTAAGACAGAAGTAAACGGCATGTTACATATTAGGTGGTATGCATGGCCGTTCTTACTTTGGAAGAGAGTACATGAAACATATGATATTAAATGGTTTATGTATCCGAAGGTAATAGCGGTAATAACAAAACATACTTTCATGAAACTGATAGGAAAATAGATCCTATCTTTTTTTATTTGTCAAAGGAGCGGTTAAACATGTTAACAGCATTCAAGGTAACACTATTGATTATTTTAATTATCGGTGCAATTGGAACCATTGGAACAAATGACAAACATCATCGTGTAAATCTTTGTAGTTTAGCAATAGCTGCAATGGCTGCATTAACAGTAATGTTTACTCTTATGTAAAGGATGATAGCTAATGGATAAGGAGCAATTAGAGAAAGCCAAGAAAGCAATTATAGCTTTGGCCAATCGCATTAAAGATTTCTTCAGAGCTTTAGCGGAAAAGGTAAAGTCCATTACTCAATCACTTAATAGATATGTCAGTGAGTATAAGGTGCATAAAGCAAACAAGCAAAAGCTATTGCGTCAGTCCTGGAGTATTAAACAAGATACACGTAGAGCAAGCCAGGTAATGAACAATAGACCAAGGGTTAATATACGAAAGATTATTTATTAAAGGGGATGGATCAAATGTTATTTACAAGTGATTCAGTAATTAAGAATGGGAAGGTAGTTAAGTTAACAGATCATTATGAGCAAGTAAATCTACAGATGAAACAAGCGGATCTATTATGTAATCATGCTGCTCTTATGTCAGAGGTAGCGGATCAATGTAAAGATTATGAATGAGTATAAGACTAAGGAACAAAAGCTAAAGTTCTATAAGTCTAAAGAGTGGAAAGCACTTAGGCGTGAAGTATTGAAGCGGGATAACTACGAATGCCAGGAGTGCAAGCGGAACGGATCAGTTTATACAGATGAACATGATCCAGAGAAACATAAGCGGTTAGATGTTGACCATTTAAAAGAAATAGAAAACTATCCTGAACTTGCTTTAGACATTGATAATTGCGAAGTTAAATGCGTTAGATGCCACAACAAAAAACATAATCGTTTTCAAAAACGTAGGAAAAAAATTTTTTGGGATGATGAAAAATGGTGAGCACCCCCCCTCAAAATATTTTGATCAAAATTTTTTTGCTTGGGGAACGAGGAGGGGGCTCGATTTTCCAAATTTGCCGCGCTTTTTCGTGAGACTATTAAATTGGGATTAATTGTAAGTGGGAAGGAGGGGACCAGGTGGCTAAAATCAAGAGGGAAACATTGCGGAAACGGATTGAAAAAGATCTAAGAAATCAGCTAAGTGAAAAAAAGATTGTAGGAAATCACTATGAAGATTTGGTACAAGATTATTTATCTTTATGGGATTTAAAATGCAATCTTATTGAGGACATCGAAAAGAACGGAATAAAAGTTACTGGTATGCATGGCCCTAAGTCCAATCCTTCCATAAACGATTTACATAAAACGAATGATCGAATGCTAAAGATCTTAGATGCTCTTAGTTTAGAGGCGTCTCCTGAAGAAAAGAATTCTCCTTCAAAACCTAAGCGCTCTGCTAAGGATTTAGTATGATAAGCAACAAGTACGTTGATGAATATATTCACCTCTATGAAACAGGGAAAATTAAGCTAAATAAAGAGCGCATTATGCTTATTAAGTACCTACAGAAACATGTACTTGTGAGGGATGATATATATTTCAATGAGGAAATGATTGAGAACTATATAAAGTTCACAGAGAAATGGTACTTCAAGCTGCAACCATTTCAGAAGTTCATAGCGCCATTTGTTTTTCTTTATTACAAAGAAGATGACAGCGTTTTTTATGACCAGTTTTTTATAACGATGTCCCGTGGTGGCGGAAAAAACGGTTTTATCTCTAGTTTAAGTCACTTCTTTATTAGCCCGCTGCATGGTATTCCTAAATACAATATCTCTATTGTTGCTAATAACGAAAAGCAAGCAAAACTCTCTTTTAAAGAGGTTTATGATTGTATAGAAAATAACGAAGTGCTCGAAGATCTTTTCTATCGTACCAAAGTCGAAATAATGGGCTACGATACAAAAAGCATTATGCAATACCATACATCAAATGCCAGTTCTAAAGATGGTTTACGTGATGGATGTGTTATTTATGATGAAATTCACCGATATGAAAATTTTGACGTTGTAAATGTATTCTCTAGTGGGCTTGGTAAAGTGCCCAATGCTAGGGAATTTTTTATTGGTACAGATGGCTATGTTCGTGAAGGTTTCTTAGACAAAATGAAAGAACGGGCCATGAATATTTTAGAGGGCAAAGATTTAGATGATCCTCTTTTTCCGTTCATTTGCAAAATCGATGAAGCCGAAGAAGTTAATAATCCAGATATGTGGGAAAAGGCTAATCCAATGTTTAGTGAGCCAAGAAGCTCATATGCAAAGGGCTTGTTTAAAAAGGTTTTAAGACAATTTAAACAGCTGGTTAATAATCCATCTAACAGAGAAGAGTTTATGACCAAGCGTATGAACTTTCCAGAAACAGATCTTTCAAAAAGTGTTGCATCCTGGGAGGAAATTTGGAGAACGGGTTATGAAGAAGACGGAAAAACGCTTAGAGAGATTCCAAACTTGGAACATCGTGTAGCTGTAGGCGGTCTTGACTTTGCAAGTATCAAAGACTTTGCAGCTGTTGGGCTTTTGTTCAAAGTTGGAGAAGATTATATTTGGAAAAGCCATTCTTTTGTTCGTAAAG